TATGCGCGCCTGCGGGTCCCTAACACTCGACGCGCGTGAGCGAAGGTCGAGATCTTTGCATTGATAATTGTCCCCAGTGCCGACCGCCGCGTCACGAACCGAATCAGAGGCCGGAAATCGGACCATGAAAATTTACCTGCCGATTGCGAAGGTTGATGCCGAGCGGCGCGAGGTGTGGGGCTATGCCTCTACCGAAGCGCGCGACGATCAGGGTGAGGTCGTAAGGCGAGAAGCGTTGATAGCGGCTCTCGGCGATTACATGAGGTTTGCCAATATCCGCGAGATGCACCAGCTCTCGGCCGTCGGCATCGCCAGGGAGGCCGCGGTCGACGATCGGGGGCTCTATGTCGGCGCCAGGATCGTCGACGACCAGGCATGGCAGAAGGTCGTCGAGGGCGTCTACAAAGGCTATTCGATCGGCGGCCAAATTACCGAGCGCGATCCGGCCGATTACAAGACGATCACCGGGCTGGTGTTGAACGAGATTTCGCTAGTCGACCGACCGGCCAATCCGGAAGCGGTATTCGATTATTGGAAAGCCGCAGGAGCTTTGACCATGCCCGAGATCCGTTTCAATCCGCCTATTCAAATCTGGGCCTGCGGCATGCCCGAGCACCGCCACCTGGCCAAGGCCGATGCGCTGAAATGCCAGGAGCAAGGGGCGCTGTCCGCCGCGGCGGCATGGTCGGGTGGAATGGCGGGGCCGCGCGTGGACTTGATCGCGGCAGCGAGAACCGCGCTCGCTACCGCAGAAGGGGCGCTCGAAAAGGCCCAAAACAAGACGGGTGATATCGCCCCTTACGGCGCCGTTGAGTACGCCGATCCGGGCTACCAGGCGGACGGCAAGAAACGCTACCCGATCGACACTGAGAGGCATATCCGCGCCGCCTGGACCTTCATCAGCCGTCCAAGCAATGCACAACGCTACAGCGCGACGCAGCTCGACCAGGTCAAGGCCAGGATCATCGCCGCCTGGAAGGACAAGATCGACAGCGACGGTCCGCCCTCAACGGATGGCAACAACAAAGCAGGGGGCAATCCCGCCCATGCCGCGCTGGCCAAGGCGCTGTGGGATGTCGGGCATGTCGCCCGGATCATCCTCGATCTCGATTGGCTCGAGGAAAGTCTGTCGGTCGAGGCGGCGATGGAAGGCGACGACTCGCCGCAGCCGGCTCGGCTCCATGCGATCATCGCGGAGTTGTGCGCTTTTTTGAACGCGCTGGTGGTTGAGGAGACTGGCGAGATCCTGAATGAAACCGAGATCGGCAGCGCGCCCGACGCAGTGGACGTGCCGGACGTTCTGATCATGGCCGCCGGCGTCGCCGGCGCCACCCTCGTCGCCGATCTGTGCACAGCCCGGAGCCCCAAGATGCAGAAATTTGCCGCTGCCCTCCTCGCCAAGGCAAAGCATGGCCAGGGTGATCAGGCGCTTCTCGACCTCGCCTATCACGCGGTCGACAAATGCATGGGCATGAATGGGCTGCTCTTCGCCGAGAGAAGCCATGTCGCCAAGGCACGGGATGCGCTGAAGGCGGCCGGGGCTGCTCCGAGCGAGGAGGCGACCGTCAACACGGCTCGTAACCCCGCCGTTCCATCGCCGATGGCCCGGCCGCCGGCAGCCGAATTCCGTCCCGGCGAGAGTGCCACGATCGATAGCTCGAAATACCCGTTCTCGGCCGCCGGCGAAGGCGTGCTGGAGATGATCGCCGCAGCGCTCGGCAAGCGGGGATCGGGTCATCAGGCACTGATGGATGTAGCGCATGATTGCATCGGCAAGCTGACCGATGGGGCTTTTTGCGCCACGGCCAAGGTCGGCGCCCGCCATTCGCAGGAAACGCTAAAGCAGCTGGCGGACGCGCATGACCACCTGGTCGCCGCTGGCGCCAAGTGCGACGCGGCCGGCTTTGCCCCCGAGGCCGAATGGCAGGGGACGGAGTTCGAGACCGGCAAGGCGGCGACCGGCAACCTCGCCAAGATGTTGGCCGGCGAACGCGCCGAAAAGGCGGTGCTGATCGCCACCTTGACCGACATCGTGCCGCGCCTCGACCAGTTGACGAAACGGGTCGAGGACATCGCCCGCACGCCGTTGCCGGCGCTGGCGATGAGCAAAAGCGTGACCGCGATTTCAAAGCAGCAGGATTCGGGCGGCGCCCGTGAGCTGTCTCCCGACGACCTCGCCGCCGCCTTCTCCCGCATGAGCCAGGAAGAGCAGACTCTGACCCTGATCAAGGCGAGCTACGCCAACCCGATCCACCCGCCCGGCCTGGGGACCGCCAAGGACCCGCGCGGCGAGTAATATAAATCCGGCCTCAAGGCCGTAACCGAACCCGGCACATTGCCGGGTTTTTCTTTGCCCCCCTTTTGGGAGGAACTGTGATGAGTTCGATAACCCAGGAATCGCTGGAGCTCTTGAAACGGGCTTTGGCGGCGCCGAACGATGCCCTCGCCAAGTCGATTTCGACCGCGACCGGCCTCGTCGCCTATGACCTTCAGGCACCGGCCAAGAACCTTTATCCGTTTGTCACCCCGATCCGCAATGTAATGCCGCGGGTTGGCGGCGGCACCGGCACGGCGACCAATTGGCGCCAGGTCAATGCCATCATCGGCTCCGGCTTCGACGCCATGGGCTGGGTCCCGGAAGGGCAACGCTCCGGCCAGATGTCGTACTCGACCTCGAACCGATCAGCCACCTTTGTGACCATCGGCGAGGAAGACGCAGCAACCTTCGAAGCGATCTCGGCCGGACGCGAGTTCGAAGACATCCAGGCTCGCATGACCTTTCGCCTGCTGCAGAAGATGATGCTGAAGGAGGAGATGGCGATCCTGGCCGGCAATGCCTCGCTGACCCTCGGCACGCCGGGTACACCCACCTTGTCTGCTTCGGCCGCGGGCGCCACCCTGCCGGCTGGCACCTATTTCGTCAAGGTCGTGGGCCTGACGCTCGAGGGCTACCAGAACTCCAGTGTTTCTGGCGGCGTCGCCACCACGAAGACGGTCACTGGCGTCGATAACAAGACGTTCACCCTGTCGGGCGGCTCGTCGAACATCAGCGCCGAGGCGAGCCAGGCCGTGACGCTGGGGCAAACCTTGTTTTGCAGCGTCACTGCAATCCAAGGTGCTGTCGCCTACGCCTGGTTTATTTCGGCCTCGACTGGAACCGAGACCTTGCAGGCGATCACGACGATTAACAGCCTCGCGGTCTCGGCGCCGCTCAGCACCGGCAACCAGTCGCAGACGACCGTCACCGGCGATAACTCGGCCAATCCGAGCTACGCTTACGACGGGCTGCTGACGACCGCGTTGAAAGCAGGATCGAACGCCTACGTCAACATCTTGCCGACCGGAACGGCCGGTACCGGCACAACCTTGACCCCTTCCGGCCGTGGCTCGGTCGTCGAGATCGACACGATGTTCCAGACGATGTGGAACAATTTCGAGTTGTCGCCGACTGTTCTCTATGTTAATGCACAAGAATTGAAGAACATCACCACGAAAGTTCTATCGAACGGCTCTGGACCGCTATTGCGTTACGACACCCCTGCCGATGGCAGCGAGGGAGAATACCAGCTCACGGCCTCCGGGGTTGTCCAGTTCTACTATAACCCCTTTGCCATCTATGGCGGGTTGCGCATTCCGATCAAGATCCACCCGCGCGTCCCACCGGGCACCATCATCGGCTGGGCCGAGAATTTGCCGATCCAATACCAGTCGAACGAGGTGCCGAACGTTGCCGAGCTAAAGACTCGGCAGGACTACTACCAGATCGACTGGCCGATCGTCACTCGCCAGCGCCAGGTCGGCGTCTACGCCGAAGAAGTGCTGGCCGTCTATGCACCGTTCGCAATGGGTGTCATCACCAACATCACCAACGGCTGAGTGCAATGCCCGAGCTGATAGCGCTGCGTGCCGTGTTCGGCCAAGACGAGGCCAATCACGGCATGGGGCGCTATCGCGTCGATGGCGATGGTCTGGTGCATGTGCCGCCGGAAGCTGTCGCCTTTTTGACCTGCAGAGGAGGGTTCGCCTTGGCGAAGACGATCGCCGTTGTGTCTGCCGCCAAACCCGCCGATGCCGACCGGAACGGTCTGGTACGGCTGCATCACGATGATGCCGGCGGATGCAGCTATGCCGGGTGCGAATATCCGAGCGACGAAAAGGGCGACGTGCTCGTCCCGGCCGAGGCTGCCGCCGATCTGATCGCGCACGGTTTCGTGCCGTCGGGTGGTGAGGGATGGCGGGTTGGCCCCGCGCCCGTGCGAAGGCCGTCTCAATCGGCGACTGGAGCCAAGTCGCTCGCAACAGCGCAGGCGAGGGGGTAAGGGGTGTCCGAGGTCAACGAGCCGGTCTATGCCGCAGCAGTGCGGCGGGCCATTACGGCAATAAATCCGTCGGTTACCGACGCGGCGCAGAGCTATGGATGGCCGGCGGCGCTGGACGCGGTCAGCACGATCTTGATGTCGCTGCTGATCGCGGCGGTCGGCGGCGACGAGGCACGCTCGGCCTGCGGCAAGATGTACGAGGAAGTCGGTCGGCTCGAGCGGGCTTGGGCGCCGCTATTGACATTTGCCGTGGATTCCGGGGAAGAGCCGCGAGGGCGCGCCTGATGGCTTACGGTGATCTGACAACCCTGGCCGACGTCAAGGCCTGGCTGCAGACCAGTCAGAGCGCGTTTCCGCCAACGGATGATGCGCTGCTGACCCGACTGATCACGGCGGCAAGCCAATACATTCAAACCTGGCTCAATCGCCAGCTAGCCCAATGCGACTACCTGGAAGTGCGCGACGGCACCGGCGGCGAGCGGCTGCAATTCGCCTGTTTTCCAGTCTCCGCGGTATTGTCGCTGACCATCGACGGAGTCGTGATCCCCCCGGCGGCGCCGCCCCTGCCCAGCACTGGCTTGACCGCCGGCTACACGTTCTCGCCGACGCAGCTGTCGGTTCGCGGCTACCATTTCATTCGCCGGGCCCAGAACATCGTCATCAGTTATACCGCGGGGTATGCGACGACTCCGCCCGAGATCGCCCAGGCCTGCATCGAGCTCGTCGCATTGCGTTACCGCGAGCGCACGCGGATCGGCGAGGTCTCGAAATCGGTAGGCGGCGGCGAGACGGTTACTTATGCGCAGAAGGATATGAGCGCGGCGATTGCGACATTGCTGCAGCAATATCGGATGGTTGCGCCGATTGCCGGCTATTCGGTCATGATGGCGCCGACCAGCACCGACCCGGCGACCCTCGCGGCGGCATTATGATCTCGGCCAACCTCCTCGGCGACGAGGCGGCGCTCGATCGGCTGCGGGCGCTGCCCGACGCAGCCAGTGCAGGGCTTGCCCGCGCGATCGCCAAGCTCGGGATCGACCTCCAGAGCAATGTGCAGCAGAACAAGCTCAGCGGCCAGGTGCTCAACGTCCGCAGCGGAGCGCTGAAGTCGAGTATCGATGTTACCATCGACCAGAGCGGCACCGGGGTCACTGCGACGGTCTTCACTGACCTCGATTATGGCGATGCCCAGGAATACGGATTTTCGGGAACGGTCAATGTCAGAGCGAGCCTGCGCCTGATCAAGGAGGCGTTCGGCCGGCCGATTGCCGCGAAGACCGTCAGCGTCGGCGCCCATAGCCGGCGCATGGACTTGCCCGAGCGCTCCTTCCTCCGCTCCGCGCTCGACGACATGAGGCCAGACATCAGCGCGGGTGTGGAAGACGCTCTGCGTGAGGCGATCACCTAATGATCATTAGAGAAGCCATTTACGGGGCATTGTGGACCCTCGGTTCGGGCGCGGGGAGCTTTGCCAGCGCCAACCGAAGGCTGCGGCATTGGAGCGACGTGGCTCCGGCCGAGCAGCCGGCATTGTTCATGAGCGAAAAGGGCGCTCATGCACAAATCAAGGCATTGGGCGCACCAGTTGTGTGGACATTGTACGCTGATTTTTACATCTACGTCCATTCGAGCGATCCTTATGGCGCGCCGGCGATGATCCTGAACCCGCTACTTGACGCACTCGAAAACGCGCTGGCGCCGTCGGCGGCGACGGGAATTCAGAACCTCGGGCTGCCGCTGATGGTTCAGCACGCCTATATCGCCGGCAAGATCGAGACCGACGAGGGCGTTCTCGGCGACCAGGCAATCGCCATCGTCCCGGTCGAGATCCTGTGCGTTTGAGGATCGCGTATCACGAGATCGTCGACTTGCGTACGCACTAGCGGAGAGCACCATGCATGATATCGACGGGACGATCGAGACGCCCGCCAGCCCGGTCGAGCAACTGATCGAGCGTTGGTGGGAAGACCACTTCCCGGGTTCCGCAATCGCCCGAGACACCGCGGCCTGGAATGTTGCCCACGCCGCTAAGGAAACCTTGAAGCGGCTTCTGATTCAGCCTGAGAACCCGCCCAAGGCGAAAGTCGGCGGCCAAGATTTGCAAGGGAGTATCTGAAATGCAGCTCAGCTTCGGCTCGGGTGCGGTATGGGGCGAACGCACTGACGTAACCGGCTCGGGGATCGGTCCACGCCAGTTCGGCGTGCTCCAGGACATCCAGATCGATTTCGACTGGACCGACAAGGAGCTTTACGGCCAGCTCCAGTTTCCAGTGGCGATCGCCCGCGGTCAGGGCAAGATCAGTGGCAAGGCGAAATTCGCCCAGATCCTCGGCTTGCTCTATTCCGACATCTTCTTCGGAACGACCGCCGCCACCGGCCAGTTCGCAGTGTCGCAGCTCGAAGCTGCCACAGTGCCGCCGGTGACCCCCTATACGGTGACCGTCGCCAACGCGGCGTCCTATAATGACGATCTCGGGGTTGTCTATGCCGCCACCGGCAAGCGCTTCAACCGGGTCACGACGCCCTCTGCGGCAGGGCAATATTCAGTCAATTTCGCCACTGGCGTATATACCTTCTCGGCCGCTGATGCGAATGCGGCGCTGCTGATCTCCTACACCTATAATGTCACGACCAGCGGCAACAAGCTCACCTTGACCAACCAGCTAATGGGCACGACACCCACCTTCAAAGCGACGTTTTATACGACCTACAGCGGCGAGGGGCTGGCATTACGGCTAAATGCCTGCACCGCCAACAAGCTGTCGGTTCCGACCAAGATCGACGACTGGTCGATCAGCGAGCTCGATTTCATGGCTTTTGCCGACGCGTCGGGCACGATCGGTTATTTGAGCACGGTCGAATGACGGCAGTCCCTGCGCTTCCTCGGGCGGATCAGGAGTTTTTGCAGGCTCTTGCCGTTCATTTGGCCGCTGGACGAACCATCGTTCCTCGAGGAGCCGTCGGCATTCGCTTGACAACTCGTGAGCAAAGGCACGCCAGGCGACGGTGCGAGCGGCACGGACTGGCACTGTTCGTCCGGGCGCCTCCGGTTCTCGGATGGCGGATCACTGCCGCGGGAATCGCGGCTCGGTGGAGCAAGGAAGAGCGCGACGAATCCGAAACGCAATGGGGTGGATGATGGCGATCACTGGAGCTCCGTCGCCGATGATCCCCGGGGTAATGGTCGCTATGGGAGGCCGGCAATGGACCGTCCCGCCACTGACCCTAGGTCAGCTGCGCCGGCTAATGCCCAAGGTGCGGCAGTTGACCGAGATCGGCGTGCAAATGGGCGAGACGCAGATCGGGGTATTGATTGAGATCGTCGCGGCGGCTTTGCAACGCAATTACCCGGAGATGACCGCGGACACGGTCGAGAATCTGCTCGATCTCGGCAACGCCGGCACCGTGTTGAACGCTGTCCTGACCGGATCTGGCCTGAGATCCCGGGAGCTGCCGCTGGGGGAAGTGGTGGCCCCCGGGCCGAATCCGGGGGCAGGCACGGCGAACCCAGCATCGAGCCCCGCGATGGCTGGGGAAATATCTACGGCCTCCTCGCCACTGCCTGCGGATACAGCTACTCCGTAATCGACGGGATGACGCTCCTCGATGTTGAGGAGCTTACCCGGTATTGGATTGATCATCCGCCGCTGCACCTGATGGTCGGCGCCTATCTTGGCGTCGGCAAGGGGAACGGTAAGCGGATGCGGTCTCAATCTTTAGCGGCCGCACCTCGCGGGACGGGCGCCGATTCGGACGTCGGCGCAGTCCTTGCGCAACTCGGGCCGAGCTTTGCGAGCAGGGATGTGCATGCGGGCCTCGCTCCTGTGATGCTTGATTTTGCCGAGCTGAAGCGCCGAGCCGGCCCAGCCGATTGAGCTTGTTTAAGGTGGGGCGCGCTGCCCGCCGCCGATAGACCGGGCGCCCGCGGGCGCCGCTTTGATTGAGAGGCTGCGTTGGCCGATATTGAAACGAGCGTCGCCATCACCGCCCAGACCGACGATCTGCAATCGGGGATGCAGAATGCGGCGAATTCGGTCGAGGCGGCGACCGAGGCGATGCGGGCTCAGTTCGCCGGACTCGGCACCGCTGCCCAGCAGGCGCAGTCTCAGATCGGCGCGGCGGCGGCGCAAATCGGGTCGACGATCGGCACGTTGCAGGCCAAGGCGGCGAACCTCGCCGGCTCCGCCGGCAGCGCAATGGCCCCGATTAGCGCCGTCGCTTCTGCCCGCGGCCAAGGTGGCGGAATTTCGGTCACCCAGGCGGGCAGCGGCAGCCAATCCGGGGGCGGTGCGCAGAGTCGCGTGCAGGAGTGGCGTTCCGAACTGCAAAGCCAGCTCAGCGACGAGCAAGCCTTCTTCAGTGATTCGAAGGCCGAAGAGCTGGCGTTCTGGCAGGATAAGCTCGCCTTGACCGAGGCGGGGTCGAAGGAGCAGCTCGCCGTCGAAAACAACATCTATCAGCTCGAAAAGCAGCTGGCGGTTCAAAACGAACGCGACACCCTCACTTCGCTCGACGCGGAAGAAAAGGTCACCGATGCTGCCTATGCCCGCAAGAAGGCGGCAATTGAGGAGGAAGCCGAACTCGGTAAAACCTCAGCCAGCGAGGAGGTTGCGCAGCTCAAGGATCTACTCGATAGCGAATGGGCGCTCGAGCAAGATTATTATGAAAAGAAATTGGCAGCTGCTACAAATGACGCCCGCACCCAAGAAAAGCTGACCGAGCAGGAAGAGCTCGCCTACGAAAAATATCTGACCGACAAGGACAAGCTCGACGCGCAGGCAGTACAGAACAGCCAAAAGCAGTGGGAAAGCCTGCTTCAGCCAATCCAGCGCGCGCTGGATACCTCGATCACCGGCATCATCATGGGCACGACGACAGTGCAAAAGGCACTGTCTAACCTCGCCCAGTCAATCATTGCCGAATTCGTCAATTCCGCGGTTCAGAGTGTTTTCGGCGGGCTCGGCAAATTGCTCGGCGCGAGCCTGGTCGGTGGGAGCGGGGGCGGGGGCGGCAGTGGTGATCAGGATTTCTGGGGGGGCGTTACCGGTGCCGGCGAAGACATCGCCGGCGGCGGGATCTCCGCAGGCCTGTTCGGCTCCGGCGGTCTTTTCGGCGCTCTCGGAGCCGGAAGCTTGTTTTCGGGTGGCGGCATCTTTGGCAGCCTATTCAAGGGCATCGGCTCTTTGTTCGGTTTTGAGCATGGCGGCATTGTCCCCTCGGCACAGGGCGGCTGGATGGTGCCATCGACTTCGCTCGCGATGCTGCATGCGAACGAAATGGTGCTGCCCGCCAATATCAGTCAAGGCCTTCAGTCAATGATCGCGGGCGGCGGTACCGGCGCATCAGGCGGCGGAGCCAACGTCATGTTCAATGTCTCGGCAATGGACAGCCAGTCGGTCGCCAAATTCTTTCAGTCGAACGGCAACGTTCTCGTGGCGGCGATCAACCGGGCGATGCGCAATGGCGCCAGTTTGCGGAGCACTTGATGGCTTTGGTTTTCCCGACCCTGCCCGGGCTCGCCTGGAGCGTCACCAAGGCGCCAACCTTCCAGACCCGCATCCAACGCGCGGTCTCTGGCCGCGAGCTGCGGGCGCTCGACTATCCCTATCCGCTATGGCAGTTCACCCTCGTCTTTGCGTTCCTGCGCGACAACCCGGCAATCGGATTGGACGAGCTGCGCACGCTGATGGGCTTCTACTTGTCATGCCAAGGCGCTTACGGCGCATTTTTATTTCAAGATCCGAGCGATTACCAGGTAACTGGTCAATATCTCGGCACCGGAAATTCCAGCGCCGCCGTCTTTCAGCTGCAACGTACGATGGGCATAGCATTGCCGGGCGGCGGTTTTGTCGAGCCGATCCTCGCGCCCGACGTCGTCACTTCGGTTTACTTTGACGGAATTACGCAAAATCCGTCGAACTACGGCGTCGATCCGAATACGGGGCTGCTGACATTCGTCACGCCGCCGGCCACGGGTCTCGTGATTACTGCCGACTTTTCCTACTGGTTCCGCTGCCGCTTTGTCGATGACAGCTACGAGTTCGAGAACTTCATGTTTCGGCTGTGGCAGCTCAAGAAGCTGACGTTCATTTCGGTGAGGCCATGATGCTACTGCGATCGCCGACACGCCGACGTCGTTCCCGCGTGCTCTTCATCTGCAAGCGTCGCCGCGGATATTGGGGCCCGGGAGAGCATCTCGCTGGGGATTTGTCGTCGGGCCTGAGCAATTCGGTCTCGTTCCTCGTCAATATGCTGGCGGGGATCGGCGTCGCGGCAAAAGCCGTCGAGGTCGTCGACAACAACGCGATCGATCACGAAGTAGCGGCTTATGGACCTACTCACGCGATCGTCGAAGCCCTGTGGGTCGTGCCCGAGAAGTTCGAAATCCTGTCGAAACTTCATCCGCGCGTGCAATGGATGGTGCGCAGTCACTCGGAAGCGCCGTTTCTGTCCAACGAGGGGATCGCGACAGAGTGGATTGCCGGATACCTGAAGCGCGGCATCGAGTTCATGTGCAATTCGTTGGTTGCGCAGGCTCAGGTGAAGGCCATGGCGACCGATTTCGGCAGCGCGGAGGCGCTGGTCACCTATGGGCCGAATTTTTATCCGCTCCCCGGACAGGCGGCGGTAATGCCGCATTCGCCGGTGGCGAAAGGCGAAGTCCATATCGGGTGCTTTGGTGCGATCCGCCCATTGAAGAATCATCTGGCGCAGGCCATCGCCGCAATCTCTTTCGCCAACGCCCAGGGCCTGAAATTGCGTTTCCATGTCAATGCCGGCCGGATCGAGGGCGGTGCGTCGCCGGTGCTGCGCAATTTGCGCGATCTGTTTTCGGCGTCTGCCGGCGGCCGCCATTTGCTGGTTGAGCAGGACTGGTTGCCGCATCAGCAATTTCTCGCGACTTTGGCGGCAACCACGGACGTCTCGATGCAAGTGTCTTTCTCGGAGACCTTCAACGTCGTCTCCGCGGATTCGGCTGCAGTTGGTCTGCCGGTTGTGGGCTCTGCGGCGATCCCATGGCTCGGCGCCTACGCGCGGGCCCTCCCCGGCGACGTAACCGATATGGAAACAGGCCTGGACGCGGTTTGGAACGTCGATCTCCGAGAACGGCTCACCTCCCAGAGCGACGATTTGCTCGCCTGGTCGGCCGCGGCCCAAGCGGTGTGGTCGTCGAGGTTCCAATGATCGGCCGGCAAAGCACAGCGGCCGTCTGTCCAGTCGGCAATGCTTTTGAGTGCGGCCAATGAAGGCGGCCTCGCCGGCCTTGATCGCGCTGCTCAATTCGGCCGAGCAGTTCGTCATGGCCGACCTCTACACCTTCACCCTCGTCGGCGGCAGTGTGCTGCGTTATTCGTCGGCGCCGACGGTGATTGTCGCCAATGGGTTTACTTTTGGCCTCGGCCCCAAATTCGAGCGCTCGAAAACGAATACCGTAATCGGGACGCAGGTCGACGAACTCGACATCAAAATCTACCCGGAGACGACCGACCTGATCGGCGCAACCCCCTGGCTGCAAGCCGCTTGGCAGGGCCAGCTCGACGGCGCCCTGCTGCAGCTCGAGCGCGCGTTCATGCCAAGCTACGGCGATACCAGCCCCGGGACCGTAGTTCTGTTTGCCGGACGCGTCTCCGACATCGATTGCAGCCGCACCGGCATTGACATGAAATGCCGCTCACATCTCGAATTGTTGAATATTCAGATGCCGAGGCGGCTGTGGCAAACGTCGTGCACGCACGTCTTCGGCGACGCAATGTGTCAGTTCGATCGCATGAGCCTGCAGGCGAGTTTCGGCTGCATTTCGGGCTCGGTCGCGACGCAGATCCTGAGCACGGTCAATCCGACACCGGTT